TCTGTAACCTTACAGAAGTTGTTGTCAGGGCAGGAGATACAGAAGAGTCATTAAAACGTAAGATTAAACTAGCTACCTTACTAGGTACAATACAATCTACAATGACAGATTTTAAATTCTTATCTGCAGAATGGACACAGAATACAGAAGAAGAAAGATTACTTGGTGTGTCCTTAACAGGTATTATGGATGCTAAGATAACTGCTAATCCTGATCCTAAACTATTAGAAAGACTAAGAGATGAGGCTAGAAAAACAAATGAAAAGTATGCTGAAATACTTAATATATCTGTATCAGCAAGTATTACTTGCGTTAAACCTAGTGGTACAGTATCTCAGTTGGTTGATTCTGCTAGCGGTATTCATGCTCGTCACAATGCACAGTACATACGAACTATCAGGATGGATAAAAAAGATCCTATTACAAACTTTCTTATAGAAGCAGGAGTCAAGCATGAAGATTGTCAGATGAATCCAAGGTCTACATCTATATTTAGTTTTCCTATTAGAGCACCTAAAGGTGCGATAACAAGAAATGATAAGTCAGCTATAGAACAATTAGAACTATGGTTAACTTATCAAAGACACTGGTGTGAACACAAACCATCAGTAACTATATCAGTAAAAGATAAAGAGTGGGTTGAAGTAGGTTCATGGGTATGGAAACATTTTGATGAGATTAGTGGAGTATCCTTCTTACCTCATTCAGATCATACATATCCTCAAGCACCTTATCAAGATGCCTCAGTTGATCAAGTAACTGAATTAGAAAAGGTAACTCCTACAGTATTGGATTGGAGTTTGTTTATAGAAGAAGATGACAACACTACAGGTGCTCAAGAACTTGCGTGTTCATCAGGAAGCTGTGAAATTATATGATAACTACATTACAACCTATATGTGGAGTTCAAATAGGTATAGAGTTTACAGAGGCAGAAGTAAATGGTAGTACAATTAGCTACTGTCTTATTGATATACTAATATTACGAATACAAATTGCATGGTTTAAAGAATGAAAGTATGTGTTGTAGGTAGCAGAAGCCTTGATTCTGCAGATAAAGTACTACCTATTATTGACAAGTTTATTAAAGAGCTCCCTTCCTCTTCGGTAACTTTCTTGATAGGTAGTGCTAAAGGTGTAGATCCTCTATCAAAACATTATGCTCAATCCCATGGGCATGATGTGGTAGAGTTTTTACCCTACCATTTACTAGATAGCTCATCTGAGTTTGATAGTAAATACTTTTTTATACGTACTAAACAGATGATTGACAATGCAGATAGAGTTCTAGCAATCTGGGATACTAAAAGCAAAGGCACTCACTATGCAATTAAATATACCCAGAAGCTAGAAAAACCTATTATGATTATAAAGGTACCCCATGGCTAGAATATATACCAAGACAGGTGACGATGGCACAACAGGCTTAGTCACAGGACAACGAGTAAGTAAGTCTAATAACAGAATAGACACAATAGGCTCATTAGATGAGCTTAATTCTTTTATAGGACTATCACTAACAGAAGAAATACCTAAGATAGTACGTGATGTATTACATGTAATACAACATAACCTTTTTGATATTGGTGCAGAAATAGCTACACTAATGGCTGTTACTACAAAAGAATCTCAAGTAGTTTACTTAGAAAAAACTATAGATGATTTAACAAGCAGGTTAGATATACTTCGAGAGTTTATATTACCAGGTGGCTGCAAAGCAGCAGCTCAAATACATGTAGCTAGAGCTATGTGTCGTAGAGCAGAACGTAGCTGTCATAAATTAACTGATATAAACCCTATTACATTACGTTATCTAAATAGACTATCTGATTTATTATTTACTATAGCACGTTATCTTAATGCTGCAGCAGGTATTGATCACGTGTATTGGAAGAAAAATGGCTCTTGAATACGTACTAGTTATTATGTTTGATGTTAGTAGAGAGATTACACCCCCACAATACGTGGGACATTTTTTTAATTGTGAGTCTGCGTTTCAATATGCTGCTCGTCACTATCCAAAGAATGATTGGTCGTGTCTTCACGAAAACCATATTTATCTTCCCAAAGATCTAGTAGAGAGATACTACTACCCAGACTCCATAGATTAATCGGATACAATATCTATAGTCCCTACTTTAGAAGTCTCTGCTTTAGGTGCATTAAACTTAAAGTATTCTTTATCCCCTTTATAGTATATAATTCCATTAGGAGTTTGTTCAACACGAGTAATTGGATCAGTAGGGTTACCTACATTATAAGCTTCAGCCCTACGTTTAGCAACTCCTTTAGAAGATTTACCTTTTATCTTAGCAGTATCTAATAAGTTTTTAAAGATAGCATCTTTATCAGTACCTTCTTTTAAAGCAGCCATAAAGTTTTTATAACCTAACATATTTTCATAGCCAAGGTTATAAGCATTATCTAGGATAGCTATTTGTTCTTCTTTAGTTAACTTATTAAAACCTTCTACTTGACTAAAAGCATTATAAGAATTTTGTAAATATAATTTAGAAGCTAGAGCTTCAATTTTCTTTTTATCTTCTTCTACATTAATATCTAAATCTTTAAATACTTCAGGATTATTTTTCATAAGAGAGTCTCTTAACTTTTCAGTTAATCCTCTAGCACCTGTTTTTACATCACTAGCTTGGTCTCCTTCGGCTCCTTCAGTGATTAGTAACTTATCATATGCAGAATCAATAACAGATTTATTATTTATTTCTACATCTTTACCTTCATAGTTAAGTTTTTTAACACTTATAGTATTTAATTTAACATCTGCTAATACCTCAGCTTGATCATACCATTTATCACTTAACTCGGCTTGTATGTCGTCTTGTAATGTCCAATCATTTTCCAATTTTATCTACTCCTGCTTGTTTAGTACCTATTTGTCCATTAGGTAACATAAATCTAGTACCAGGTTTTAAAGCTTTCCACTCTTGTTGAGAGTTTACTTGTACTATTTCAGGTCCTTTACCTGATATAGAAGGGAATTCCTCATTAAGAATTTTTTCTGCTATACTAGAAGGTTCTACATTATTCATTTTAGCTACAACAGTTATAAAATTATTGATACGTTCTAAATCACTAGCAAATGTTCTAGCTAAATCTGTATTATCTGTCATTTTAGTTACTAACATACCATCTTTAGTTCTACCTACTTTATTAGGAATGTCATCATAAGTATTTAACATATAATAATTAATACCTGATTTATAAAACTCTAAGTTGTTATTTAAAGATTCTTTATAATCAGCAGGACCAGCAAGTATTTTATCACCTACAGGAGACATAGCTAAGTCTTTAAACTCTATGTCTAGTGTATTAAAACGATCTGAACTTTTTTTAGAAGCTATCCAATCTTGTTCTTGTTTAAGTACATTATAAACTACAGGATCTATACCAGCAGCTTTAGCTTCTTCTTTAATTTGTTGTATATTACTTTTTATATAGTTAGTATACTTTTTTCCTACTTCATTATCAAAGATAGCATCTCTATCTTTATTACTAATATCATTTTGTAAGAGTCCAGGCAATTGTTGTAATATCTTATCTGCTTTTTCTAGTAAACTTTTAGATAAGACAGAATCAGCATCTTTTAATTGTTCTTTAATAAGAGTGAGAGCTTGTACTTCTTTAAATACAGCGTCTCTTAATTTTTCATTTTTACCAAAGTCTGATTCATAGTATTGTAAATCTATTTCTGCTTTAGCTCTTGATGCTGTATTCTGTAAAGATTTAGTAATACTTTCTTGAGTAAATTCATTTTCAAATTCTTTACTAAGGAACTCAAACTCTGATTTAACATTAGCAAATAAATTTTTAACTTCTGGATTATCAGATTCAACAGCGCTAAGATCTCCATAGAATGCTAAGAAACGTTTATTAGCATTTTGCATAGCACGTTTAAATCTATCTCTTTTTGTTTGATCATTAAGTTTAGGATCTCTATTAATAGCTTCAAGTTCTCTAGTTAAAGAAGTTATAATAATATCTTTCTCTTCTCTAAATGTACCTTTACGAACCATCTCAGATACTTTATCTCTAGCTATTTGTTTACGTTCACCTTCATTAAGTTTTTGATCTTGTTCATAGATTTTAATCTGTTCTTCTTTTAATTGATACTCAAAAAATTTAACTTGTTTTTCTTCTTCAGGCATATTAGTTATATCTATGCCTGCTTTATCCATTAAAATTTTATCTCTATTTTGTTTTTCTTTAGCTATACGTTCCATCTCAGCTTTGTAGAGTTCTTCATCTATTGCTAGTCTATTAGCTACACCAGTACGTTCAAACACATCCTTCATCTTAGAAGTAATAACATCAGCTTTAGAAGGATTCATATTTATTTGTTGTTGAGCAGAAGCTTCCATTCTTGTTTTAAATTCATAAGGATTAACAACACCTGCCATATATGTATTAACAAGACGTTGATTACCTGCATCTATTCCTTCTTCAAATTGACCAGTAGATTGTTGATAATACTGATCAGCTAAATCCATAGCAGCTGCTTCAGCTTCTTCACTTACTTTAACAGTATTATATTTATCTCCTAAATCAAGACCAGTTTCTACTAGTTCTGCTAAACCTCCTAAAGAATTAGGATTATAGTATGCAGCCTCAGGAGTAACTACTCCTTGAGTAGGTCTTATACCATAATATTGTGATTCTGTTTTAGTTGTATCAAACTCTGCCATGTTATTAGTCTCCTGGTTTTACTTCAATAGCTGGTGCTATTTTTTCTTTTAGTTTTTCTTTAAATTTATAAATCTTTTCTGTTGCTCCTATATCACCTTTAGATCTATTCTTAATACTTTGTAATACATATTCATAATCTGGGTGAGCATTAGGATTTTCTTGTATTCTTCTTAATATTAATTCAATAGCTGCTTGATCATCTGGATTCATATTATCTTTTTCAACTTGTAATAAATCTACAAGCTCTTGCATAATATTAGATTTAATAGATCTAGACAATTGATTATTTCTAGTATCTATTTGAGACCAGAATAAATCCATATCACTATTTTTTAAGTTATGAGTATTTTTTAAATGCCAGGCAACAGCTCCTATAGCTTCTTTAATCTCCATTGCTGTCATTTTTTGAGTACCCATACCTAATCTAAGAGCATCAAAAGTTTCATCAGCTAGCTCTTTAATTAATTGTTTATTACCTCTGAATCTACGTAGTGTTTTAAATTGTGAAGTTACTTCTTCAGGTTGTGAGTTTAATAAAGCTGTTAGTATTCTATCTACTTTTGAAACAACAGCTCCTGTTTCTTGACCTTGTAATGTATGACGTGTATGATTTAAAGTATCATATAAGAATAAGTTTAACATAGTCTTACCAAGACCTGTAAACTTAGCAAAGACTTCTAAACCTGCCATAATTTGGTCATCAGTTTTCTTTTCTAAACCTAATGAAGATATTAATAAATCTACGTTAGCATAAGATTTTTTAAGATGTTGTAAAGCTACATTATTAATATCATTTGGATCACCTACTCCACCAAAAGCTGCAATTAATTTTATAAAATCTGTATAAAATAAACCAACATCATCTGAATCTCCTAATGGATTTAAGTATTTAGATGGTCTTGTTGTAGTATAAATTTGTTGTTTATTACCATCTTCATCTAATACAAACTCTCCTGTTTTAGGATCTGTTTTATAAGTAGGGAATATAGCATCTAACATGCTAATTAAAGCCATATCATAGATTATACCTTTATCTAACATATCAGCCGCATCTTCACCTACTAATTCTGATACTAAATATAATATAATTCCAGCAGGTATACCATACATACCTAATCCTGATACACCAAAAGAGGCAGTATTAAAGGCTAGTAGATGTAAGTTTTGTTTTCTAGTTAATGGAGTAGCATCAGGTATTAATAATTGTTCTGCTAACCTTACCATAAATGTTTGAAGTTGTGATATATACTTCATAACACCTACACGTTGGAATGTATTAGATGCCATTCTATCCATAGATTGTGTCATCTGTCTTGTATATTGAGCTATAGTATCCATAGCTTTTTCATTTTTATGCCAAGACTTACCTGGGTTTTCAGCTTCCCATATTTCTATAGCTGCTTCAGCTGCAATAACTCTATGAATATGCTCACCAGTTTGTACAGAAGCTTTAGAGAAAAAGTCAGAAACTCCTGTTAATCCTCTAGATAAAGCCCCTGCATCTAAAGTTGCTGTTTTATTATTAAATAACCCTTTAGCTAAAGTATGTTCTGCTAAGTTAAATACACCTCTGTTATATAAAGATTCATATAGATAAGCAGACTGTTCAAAAGTACGTTTAAATCCTTTAGTATTTTTAAATACAGGATCTTTAGACCAATTAGATACCATAGCTTCGTATGCTTTTTGTCTATAAGGATCTCTATATTTAGCAGTATCTATTCCTACTACTTTAGTAGCTTTATTAATTAAACTAGAATCTATAGTAGCATAAGCTAAAGTAGACATAGCGTTATATAATCTTAAACTAATTGTACTAGGTTTAAAACCACCTGCTACAGTTAAATAACCAAGCCCCATAATAGGCTGTTGTATCCAATGTTTCCAAAAAGCTGAGTATATAACAAGAGAAGTAGTAACAAAGTTTCTTGCAGTATCTCCTATCATACCTGGACGTTTTTGTAAAGCATTACCTGCTTTTTCAAGAGGAGTTACTTTAGTAGATTGTCCTATATTTTCTAGTAATTGTGCTACATTAACCATAATCTTAGCCATAGCTTCGTCTGGGAAACCATTTACTAATTGTGTTAATGCTTCCCACTCTCTAATTGCTTGAATAGCAGCTAGTCTATTCTCTTTTGAATTAGTAGTAGGATTAATTTGTTCTTTAGTTAAAGGGAATGCATCATGTTCAGCAATTTCTAAATCAATTGGATCTCTTTCTGCAAATCTAGAAGCAGCTTTTTGACTTCTAGTTAATAACTCAGGGTTATTTTCTATAGATACACGAGGATCATTCTTCCATTTCTGTACCCAACCTACTTTTTGTTGTTCAAGTACTTGTTGATAGAAACTTCTAGTACCTACAAGTCTAGATGTTTCAATCATAGACTCTAATGGATCTTTATACAAGGCTGTCCATAGGTGATCACCACGTCTTGATGAAGTTTTTAATGCAGCCTCTTGTAATTTAGTAAACTCATTAAGATCTGAGAAAGAAAACTCATCTGCTTTTTCTACTTTATAGATAAATGCATCTTTTTCTACCATAGTTTCCATATTGAAAACTTCTTTATCTTTATAAAGTTCTGCAGATCTCATATCATTAAATGCACCTACAGTTTCTCTAAAGTTTTTATGTTCTTTTACAATTACATCGTCAGCTTCTCTAGATAAATCTCTAACAACTCCATTTAATTTAGAGTATTTAGGATATCTTCTAAGAAACACAGTACCATCTACTATATTAGGCATATAGTGAGGTCTAAATGGTATAATATATGAAGGTACATTACCTAGTTTAGTATCTAAACCTATAGCTATGTAATCATATTTAGCTGTAACAGGTACTTCTTTTGTTTTTTGTAGTATTGGATCAAGAACTTCAATAAATTTATTATCACTATACTGTGTAGCTAGACGTAAAATCTGTTTATAAGGTACTCCTGCAGGATCTACAATATAATGTTTACCATTATCAAATCTATAAAGAAAAGGACTAAAATCTACAGGAGTTTTAGTAGCTAAATCTAGTATTTGAGTAAAGCTAGTAGGATCTATACGTAAAGATTCTTCAGGAGATTTAACCATATAGTTAATAGGAGTACCTGTAGTAGGATCAGGGATAGTAACATGGTTATTATATCCTGCTTTTAACATCCTATTAATTTCGTATACGTTATTATTTTGCCATTTAAAATAGTTAATATCTTCTAGTAAATTATTAGCATAGAATAAATCATTTAGTAATGCAGGTCGTGGAGTATAACCTAATATTTTAACAAGATCATTTTTAGTTAATTTACTATACATAGTAAAGTTAGGTTTAATTACATTATAATGATAGTATCTAGCTTTTCTTTCTAAGATATGGCGAAGATCTCTATTAAAATCTCCTCTAAGTCTAGTAGAAAGTTCAGTTAATTCTTTAAGTTCTCTATCTAAAATGTTTAAACCTTTTAAACCTGCTATATCTTTAGTAGTTTGAAACTCTTTTGATAGTGCTCCATAATTAAAAAACATATTATACAAATCTTTAGAGCTTGTATATAAAGGTTTAGTTAAAGAAGCTAAACCTTTCCATTCTAAATAACTAGTATTACCAAAACCAGTAGATCTATCTCTAATAGCTTCAGTAAAATCACCTTTACGTTGCCATTTAATATTATAAAGTCCTGTAGCTTCTGGATTTATTTCTATATCTTTAGCAAAAGCATCAATAGATCTAGATAAATCTGATATAATATTACCTTCAAGATCATAAGACTCAATAGTAAGGTCATCTAAAGTAGGTAATTCTCTACCTTCTTTAGCTTTAGCTAATGTATTTTCTATAATTCTAGCATAAATAAGAGCTTCTCTTGGATTTGTATAGAACTCCCCATTAGCTTTTCTAAAAGAAGTAGATGTATAAAGATTAACACCATCTCCTCTAACAACTAAATCAGAGTTAATCATTCTAATAGAAGGATCATGTAGAATTCCTCCTATATCTTGAATAGTATAAGTACTATACTGAAGTCTTTCTGGTACATCTAAAAAAACACTATCAATATTATTCTGTTGTCTATAAAAATTTAAACGATCATTAGTTAATTTTAAATTAATAGCGTCTGTAGCATCATATAAACTAGTTCTAGCTTGCTCTACGTCAAAAATTCTAGGACCATAATAGTTCATTAAGAACTGTTCAGGAGTTACTTTAAGAGCTTCCCAAACTTTACCTGATACATCTTCTATAAGTATGTTAGCTAGGTCATGTGTAAATTTAGGATTAGTTTCTGCAGCTTCTACAAATGGAGAATTCTTTTTAGGTTTATAAGGATTATATCTATTAGCAGTAGGTTTATAAGGTACCTCTAGATCTGCTTCTTCTCTAACAGTCTTAGCTCTTTGAAAACGTTGTTCTTCTGCTGTTGCTTTTGCTGATTTAACTTCAGCTTCTTTTATAGTTTCTTTAATAGTTCCAGTAATTTTTTCACCTGCATACTGATATCCTTTTTTAACTGCTTGTTTATAATAAGGAAACATAAATGCAATAAGTTCTGCAATAGTTTGACCTTTTGTAGGATCATCTGGAGTAGTAGCTTTACCTATTCCATGAAATATACTTTGCATTACTTTACCAAAAGTACCTACAATACCTTTTTCTGCATCTTCTGGTTGATAGTCTGGAAAATATTCAGTAGCTATTTCATTTAAATACTGAGCATACTCTTCACTTTTTAAAAGTGTACCAACTTTTTGTCTAGCAGTTTCCCAATCTACAGTAGGATAAGCACGTTTAAGAAAATCTATATCAGCTTTATTACCTAGAGCAGAAGCTCCTTGATAAGCAGCAGTTCCTGCAACTTCTAAAAATAATGGAACAAGATTAAATATAAGTTGCCAGGCATTTGCAGCCTCTATTTGAGTCATTGTACCTATATTCTGTAAATTTTTTACAAAATAATTAATTTGTTTAGCAGAAGTAGGAGATATTTCAGGTAGTTTATTAGAAACTTTTTCAGTTTTAATAGCATCTACTGCAGATTCTAATACTTGTTCTGCTTTTAATTTATTTATTTTAAGATCTAGTACTTGAATATCATCATCAGTAATATTAGGAAGTTCTGCTAATCTAGAGTTAGTTAAAAAATTTAAATACTCATCTTTTAAATTAAAAGAATCTGTACCTAAAGTATAACTTTCTAGTATTTGTTTTTTAGATTCTAAATCTATAGATTGGTCTGCAATAATTTCTTCAATTAATAACGCAGTTCTGCTATCTTTTTGTTTTCTATAGAAGTCTCTAACGTTAGTTACTATGTTAGAGTAACCATCATTAGACTTTCTTTCCATTTCAATAGCTTCATATACACCTACAGGATCTTCTGTTTGAGATAATAGAGATGCATAAAAAGCATCATTATCTGTATCAGGTACTAAAGGAGCCCTAGGTTTATAAGGATTTAATATAGTACCTTCAGGTATATATGAGTCATTAATTTTAAAATTATTATCTAACATATTTAAACAGTTCTAAAGATTGATTTAGTAAAGTCAAATATTTTAGGAGCGTTGTCATACATTTTAACACCTAATCCTCCTATTTGTTCCCATTGTCCCATTTGACTTTTAAAATAGTTAGCTTGAGATTCATAGTCAGCTTGTCTTTGACTTGCTCTAGATATAGCAGTCGATGCTCCAGAAGCCATATTAAGAGCAGTTAAGTTAGCAGTAGCTTGTGATTGTATAGCACCAGTACCTCCTACATAACCTGAAGTTCCTCTTAAACCAAGTCCAGAACTTGCTGTTTGAGCTGTCATACCACCTTCTTGTATTCGTCTTTGTCTTTCAATATCTAAAGCTTGTCTACGTTCTTGAACCATACGAACTCGTTCTTGCATTTGATTAATTCTTGCTGCTTCTTCTGCTGCTTGTTTAGTAGCATTTGCTTGTGCTGATGCAAACTTACGTTGCCCTAAATAACTCAAGCCTTGAAGTCCTATACCTGCTTTTTGAAGAGCAGTAGCTCCAAATAATCCTGCACCTACTCCTGGAGCTGCTCCTGCTCCATAAAATGCAGTTGCTCCTGCAGTACCTAAATGACTTACGCCTGCACCAAATGCAGTACCTCCAGATAAATATCCTGCTAAAGCTTGTCCTCCATAAAAAGCAGCAGCTGCTACTGCAGCAACACTTACTATCTTTTTAACAGCACTTCCCATTTAAAAATCTCCTTTAGTTAATACTTGTTTCATTCCATCTGTTGTTGTTACTTCTAACCCTGTTGGCATTACACCAAACATCATATTAAATTTAATTGCTTTAGGTGTTTCACACAATCCATAGATAGTATGAATACCTAAATGTTTTAGTGATGGTATGATAGATTCATGCCATACCTTTAAATATCTTTTGTAGGTTTCAATACTCCAGTCTTTACAATCCATATGCATAACATATCCTTGTAAATCCTCATCATAATGTATACCTACAAAGCCATTGTCTGGCTCTTCATATAACTTAATCATTAAACTGCATCTGACATTGTTACAGGCATTGCCCAACCCTGTAATCTTAAGTCTTTTCCTTCTTCTGACTTAATATATAAACTTAAAGTTTTACCAGAACCTCTTAATTTATTCTTTGTTACAACTACTTTATCTCCATAATCAAAAGGATCACTTGCATTTGCAGGAATATAATTACGTAAAAGTCTATATGCTTGGAATTCAGTACCCCATTGACCACTATTAGCACTATCTGTCCAATTCCATTGAGCTTGTACTTTACAAGAAGATTGATTATTTAATACTAAACTATCTCCATCTAAACTAAATCCATCTTCAGTACGTTCAAAGTAAAATTGAATATAAGGAACTTGTTTACGTTTTTGTAAATCACCAAAGAATTCATAACCAGTTACTAAATAACTTGAGTAGTTAACTCCTATTCCATCTTCTGATTTCCAATCTTTAAATGAAGTATCAGTAGCTTTACTAATTGTCCAATTAGTTCCTTCTAAAGTTAAGTAAGCAAACTGAGAATTTCTATCAGCTTCAATATTTACATTTACAATAACCTCATCTTCAGAAGTAACTATAACTTTTTCAGAACCTACAAGAATATTAGTTGACTGAGCACTACTTATAAAATTAGGTATATCAATATAATCTGAAATATATGGAGAATTAGATTCTAGTTCTCCTATAGTAAATAAAGAAAAAGCTTGTAAAGTAAGATCATAAACAAGTTCTTTATTATATTTATTTACATAATTAGTTTCTGAATAATTAGCTGAATCATTATATAAAAATCTTACTCTGTTTTCTTTCTCATCATAAAAGCCTCTAGCATGTTTCTTACCTAAGAAAGGAATATCTAAGTATAATTTTTGTATAGTTTTAAGGGATATATTTTCAGGAGCATAACGACCAGAAGCACTCTCAGCACTTAGTGTATAGATACCTGCATTAGACCAGTATACAAAGTTACCTCCAACTTGTACAATAGCATTTTGATCCATAACTCCGTTTGTAGAAATTTTAGATATATTAAATTGGTTAGCATAAAAACCACCAGTATCTCCATAAACTTCCCATACACCATTTTGAGCAAAAATTATTAATGAGGATTGAGCTCCTACAATTTTAACAATACGACTAATCTCTGGAATCTGTATAGTACCACCATCAGATGCTACTAAGTCATTAATACCTGGATCTGTAGGATCAGCTTCTTGATAACACTTTTCAAAGTCTTCTTGAGACTTAACTACTTTAGTAAAAAAGATATAGTTATTATAATTAGGAGATCTAGAATCAGGATCTGTTATATCTGATTTAACACCTGCATAAAATAAACGTTGGGCATAGGCAGCTATTGTAGTGAATCTTCCATTCTCTCTATCAGTAGGTAAACTTTGAATCTTTTCATCATCTACTTCTTCTATCCTAGAAGTACCTCTATTAAAAGCATCAATAACAAATGATCCTTTAGCTACTTGATATTTAGAAGTAGAGTTTTTCTTAAGAATTGTAGGATCATACTTTTCATAATGAGTATTAGTAGGATTACTATTTTTACCTAAAGTCCATACATCAGCATTAGATGGAAATACGTTAAGAGATTCTCCTGTCTTATCAATAGCATCTCCACCATTTTTTACTTCAATAGTTTTAGACCATCCTTGATTACGTAAATTATATCTATGCTCTTCTGAAGTATCTTCTGCAGGAACTGCTCTAACATACAATAATACATACTTACCATTTGTTACTTCTCCTTCTGTATGCGTAGGAGGATCATCTCCCATTTTAGGACTAGAGCTACTTCCTGTAGATCCATATATGCCTGAGTATGGAGAACCTACTGTACTACTACGAACTACTTTATTACCACCTGTAGTATCAGTAATTTTATAAACATTATTACCATAGTAAACTTCATCACCTTTTTTAAATTTACCAGTATTTGCTACCCATAATTTTAAACTAGAAGATGAAGGTCTTTCATCAGGTTTTAAACCATCATTAACTCCATAAAGATCTCTAATTTTAATAGCTATATTAGAAGTAGTTATTAAATTATTATCTGTATTATAAGTGAACATTAAAGGCTGTTCAAGATCTTGAGAAACTATAACTAATTGATTATTAAGATTAGCAAATTGAACATCACTTGTAGTTAAAGCAGGGATTTCAATATAGTCCCCATCATTAAGAAGATTACCACTAGGATTATTTGTTAATAAATCAATAAACCAAAATTTATTATAAATTCTAATAACACCAATGCTTAAACTACTATCACCAGAAGGAGAGTTCCATCTAAAAAAAGCTGTACGACTTTGAGCAATCTGTTCTTGAGTTAAACCTGTAGCTATTTTACTGTAAAGATTTTCATAATCAATACCTAAACGTCTTTCTAACGAACCATCTCGCTTAAGTACAAAATTTTCCCCATCAACTAGGGCTCCTTCAGGAAAAGTTAGTTCACTAGCCTCAGTGACTAAACCTTTAACAAAGGAGTTAAAAGTCTTTTCAGCTCTCTTAGCCATTTATTCCTCTTCGTTAGAGACAGTTTCTGTAGATTTTTTCTTAGGAGTTTCTTTTTCAGTGTTAATGTAATTAAATACTGCAGTATCTACCAAAGAGATAGATGTATAGGCACCTGCTAATTCAGCAGGAACTTCTCCACCACCATCAAATTTTAATTTATAATGTGATGTGCCTGGTTCTATAAAAGCTTGGAGTTCTTTAACTCCTTTAGTTTTATAGGATCTTACTACTTTTGCATTCATTTTAGTATCCTTGTTTTTTAGGTTTACCCATTTTTTTCATAGGTTTTTTGTTAGGTGTATCTTTCTTCATTGGTTTCTTTTTCATGTCTTTCATTTTTTTCTTACCTCCATATTGTTGTTCATTAATAAAAGCTCTAGCTGTAGAAGTTAACATTAATAGTTAGGTCCTTTCTTAACTCTAGTCATACGACCATAGTTAGGATATTCAATACCATCTTTAAGTCTCCAAGCATCTTGACTCATTCTACGTTTTTGTGAATTAGATATTTGTTCTGCTTTAGCATTAGGCATTTGTTTAAGTGTAACAAAAGAAGTTGATTTAGCTTCAGCAAGAAGATAACTAAACATTTGTACTGGTAAGTCAGGAGTAAACGAATCACTTAAAGTAAATGTTACTGAACGTTTACCATGACATTGAGTCTTACTATTTCTTAAAGTACTTTCTACTTCAGAATCATAAGAATCAAATACTAAATATTCATCATCAAAAGATGTAAAGTATTCAGGAGCTTTATCTTTTTTAATATTAAGAGATATATCTGTAGTATCAGTAACTACTGTTATATTAGAAGCTGAACTATCTCTTTTATCTAGAATTTCCATAAAGTCTTCTGGATTAAGATATTTAATTTTATGATACCTATCTTTAGTATCAGTTGCAGATTTACAATTATATTTAATATATTTAAGATCTATAATTGTTTCTGGAAGTTTCATGTGAGTTGGTCTATCTGATGTTCCACTATTAGATAGTTGAAATAACTCATATAAAAAATCATAGTCTCTACCATCTATAATATTATAGTAGGTAGTTTTAATTATTTGTGCTACTTGTAATGCTTCTACACTGTCGTTAATAGAGTTGACTTCATCTGAATCCATATCAGATAGAATGTCTTGTGTCATTTCAAGTAGTGTCATTTTAGCCATAGTTTAATCCTAGTCTAAATAAAGAACAGTTAAGCCTGCTTCTATAGGAGTAAAGTTAGTACCTGAAGATGTACCATCTCCACCTGCATAAATAGATAATGTTTGATTAGCAGTAGCATTTACTAGTCCTGTTGAAGATATAACAATCTTATCAGCACCATTAGTAGGTTTAGATACAGCTACTTCTCTAGAAGAAACCGATCCATCTAAAGCATATTTAAAATGATAAGAAGATCCTGAAGCAATTGATGCTGTTTCCAAAGTTATCCAAAATGATATATAGTAATGTCCTGCATATAGTAAATCTATTTCACCATTAGCAGCATCTACAGTAAGATGATCTTCATTACCTGAAGCTGTCCATTCACCTGATGGATTTAATTTAGTAAAAGCAGAAGCTGCTGCCAATGTATGAGCAGTTGTACCTCCACTAATATAAATTTCAGCGTGAGCTTTTCCTGGTGCATATTTCCAGTCACCTGATGAAGCTCCGTCTGATACATAAACTTTACCTGCAGTAGCTGCAGCTATACCTTTAGGTTCATGTATGTCTGGATCTGTAATTGCGTTGTGTTGTACTGTCATTTGTTTATCCTAAATAAAATAGGAGGGGACCTAAGTCCCCTTTACCTATTAGTCTTTGTCGTATACGTATTCAACTACGATACGAGCTTTACCTGCTGTAAGGTCAGCAACAGTAGGAGCTACTACTAGCTCACCTGCATTAGCACCAACTGATTTACCAATTAATGCACCTGCACCTGTAACAACATTACCTTCAGTACCAATAGCAGTTTGTGTTGCTTCAGCAGCAGCCACTAAACCATCATTGTCAATTTCTGTACCATTAGCTTGTTGTAAACCTACAGTAAGATCTGTTGTACCTGATGTAGATGTCCATGCTTGATCAACATATAATTTTGCTGATACAATAGAAGCACCTGCAGGAATAACAAAGCCTAAGCCGTCAGTCGCTGCATCAGGAAGATCATCATAAGAAAAGTCCCATTGAGCTCTTTTAACGATACCAGTGCCTTTAGAAGCAGCACCATATTTACCATTAGTTTCTCTAGGACCATAATGGTTTAGTACTCCTAAACCTGTATTACTTTCGTAACCCATAATAGTCTCCTTAGTAGTTAGTTGGATGAGTTAAAATTACACCCAATGTGTCTACACGTTGAGCACCTAAACCGAAACGTGAAGTT